TGCATTTATCCATGTCGTAGGATAAGGTATAAATTTTCCATTATCTGCAAACCAATCCTTACTTTCTTTTTGCCATGTTAAAGTTTTTAATACAAGGTCAATATTAGGCTTATGTTTTATCCATGCTAATTCAGCTTTATGCTTATTAGTTTTTTTTGGATAATTATTCCAGAACAATTCAAACCCATTATCTACATCTACTCTATTCTTTTTTATATCTACATCTACATCTATATCTAGGCTGACATTTTGCTTAACTTTTGGCAACTTCTTGTCAACATCTTGCAGAACAAATGATGACAACTGTTGTAACTGCTTAATTATAAAAGGTTTATCCCTTCTTAAACGAAAACATATTTCATTTATTTCTGGCAAACTACCTTGATCTTCTGATGCTATTAGCCACAATTCAATCAAAGTTGCTTTGTTAGTATCAGTTAAATTTTGATAATCAAAATCCTCTAACAATCTTCTATAAACTTTAATCCAAATAGTATTTCTATCTTTTCTTAAATTTGGCTGATGCTCTTTCCAATTCTTAATTTTGTACATTACTACCCCTTTGTATTGTTAATTATGCTTTTTGAACTTCGGCTTTAGCCGTAATAGTAATTTTAGGTTTATCGGTTATGCCAAGTAAAGTCTTAATCATAAATACTCTAGCTGGAGGCAATGCTTGATCTGGATTTCTACTATAATGTTGTACCGCTTGGACACTTAATCCTAAATGTTCAGCCATCTTTCTTCGGCTGCCACTATATAATTTAATTGCTTCGGTGTAGGTCATTTGTTTTCCTTTTTGATAAATGCTTTATTGCATTTCCTATACAATATATTAAAGGAAAGTTATTTGCAATATATTTATTAAAAATATTTGTAAGAAAATTGTTGCTTTATTAATTATTATGCTTTATTGTGGTTATGCAATACAAACAAAGGAGAAACAAATGAGTTCATTACATAACGATTATTTAGAACAGCAAGAAGAAAATAGGCAAGAAGAAGCACATCAGGTTTCTGTTATTCAAGAATTTGGAAATTTAGTTTTAGCTCTGGGACCTAATGCAGTTTTAAGCCAGATAGACCAAGAAGCTAAAGACGAATTAAAATTGGCACTAAAAGGAGAATGGTAATGGATTTTATAACAAGTTTATCAGAGTCTGATTTAGCATTTATGATTGTGTTTTATATCTATTTATTAATTGGTTCTACAATTAGTTTTTTTACAGTGCTGATCTACACCAAGATTGAAACAGGCAAATCATTTAAAAAAGTATTAGAAGATTTTTAATCAAAGGAGATTATTAGTATGAAAGAATTAATTGCAATTCAGAAAGAACTTAAAGCACCCAAAGGTCAAATGAATAAGTTTGGCAATTATAAATACCGCAGTTGTGAAGATATATTGGAGGCAGTTAAACCTTTATTATCTAAACATAATGCCACTATACTAATTACCGATGAAGTTAAATCTGTAAATGAATATATGTATATTGAGGCAATTGTGGTTTTTTCGGTAGGGAAGGAGTCGGTAAGCGTTAAGGCTCAAGCAGGGATAAACCCTAACCGAAAAGGTATGGACATCGCCCAGAGCTTTGGCAGTTCATCTAGTTATGCAAGAAAGTATGCGTTAGCAGGATTACTACTTCTTGATGATACTAAAGATGCCGACTCAAAAGATAACACCGAAGAAAACAAACCTGCATCTAAAGATGATATTGATGAAGCAAAACAAACTTTAAGAGAAGCCCATGAGGGTGGTGAACTAAAACAGGCTTATTTTGAATTGTCAGATATTCAACAATCTGAATTAAGGGATTTTGCTAATGAGCTTAAAAAATCATCTTAAAGATAACCGCAGGCATAACATCATAACTGCTTCTCAAGCGTGGGGAGCAATCTATGAAAGACGAAAATTATGGCGTGAAAAAACTTTCAGACAAAAACCTTTTATGGGAAATGAGGCTACACAATTTGGAAATAACCATGAGGAAGATGCTTTATTAGCTTTTGAAAAGCACATGAACGATATATGTGAGAATGGTAATAAGCTATTAGTGCATCCTGACTTACCTTTAGGTGCATCAGCAGACGGCTTTCTTAACGGAGTTCCTGTTGAGATTAAATGTCCATTCACTCAAAAGATTTATCCGACTATTCCAGATAGGTATTGGGTACAGATGCAAATACAAATGTTATGTAGTAATGCAGTTGCAGCACACTTTGTTGTATGGACTCCAGATGAATTTCATACGGAGTTGGTACAATACGATCAAGAATTTATTGACTGGTATATACCTTTAGCTATAGATTTTTTAAGGTATGTTTCAGAGGATAAAGAACCACCTCGATATAAGAGGAAACCAGAGTTTAATTTTAATCAAAGGAGTAAATTATGAATTTTTTAAATCAAGGAATTACTAGCAGTATGTTACGAAGTATTCCTAAAAGTAAGGAAGGTAAGATATTAAAAACCTATGACTATGAAATCTTTAACAGGATGAAAGGAAATAGAATCGTTAGTGATAGTCATGTAAACAATTTAGTAAAATCTATGAAGGAAAAGTATATTCCACAGCCTATTACTGTTAATGAAAATATGGAAATTATTGATGGGCAACACCGATTTGCAGCAGCGAAAAAATTAAACTTGCCTATTTATTATCAAGTTATTAATGGAGCTACAATTGGTGATGTTCAAAGATTAAACACAAATACAAAAGATTGGGCAAATTCTAATTACTTAAATATGTTTTGTGAAATAGAGTTTCAAGACTATTTAATCTTTAAGGAATTTATGGATGAATATCAGCTTCCATTAGAAACAACTATGAGTTTGCTTTTAGATGTACCTTCAATAAGAATCAATATTCGTAAGGATTTTAAAACTGGTAATTTTAAAATTAAGAACTTATCTGTAGCAAAAAATAATGCAGACAGGATGTTACAAATAAAGCCGTATTATCAAGGATGGAATCGCAGAGCATTTGGGAGAGCTTTGTTATTGCTGTTTAAGTTTAAAGAGTATAACCATTCAGTATTTATTAAAAAATTAAAATACTGTTCACATATGCTTCAACATAAACTTAACGCATCAGCATATTTAGCAACTATAGAGGAGATTTACAATTTTAACAGCAAGACTGATTATATTTATTTAACTAGGAGAAAGTAAAATGGCACAAGACACAGCAAAAGAATTTTCAGAGGGTATATATTTTAAAGAAAAAACACCAGAATTTATAGTGTTAGGTATTTCTTTAAATAGGGAGCAATTAACTAAATGGCTATCAACTAAAACTGAAGAATGGATTAACATTGATGTTAAAACAGGAAAATCAGGAAAGTTATATGGTGAAGTTAATAACTGGAAGCCTGACTCTAAACCGGATGTACCAGTTCAAAATATAGCTGGCATGAAAGATGATATTCCTTTCTAATGTCTTTTTAGGTGTTGCATTGTTAGTAATGTTTATTACAGCATTACTATCTTGGCTTTTTGTTTTTGTTTTTTTGATTACTAAAGGGGTTGAGAGATGTATAAAATAATTCAAAGCATTATTACAAAAGGACTGGTAATTTATTTGATTACTATTGTGGTTTGTTTTAAGATGTGGGATATTTACACTATCCACAATAAAAATCATTTTAATTATGTATGCAATAAGAAAGGGAAGTTGTTTAAAAGTGCTACACCAAGTAGCAATGTTTTTATAAAAATGCAACATGAAACTTGTATGGAGAGAAATTATGACTGAAGATAAAATAAATCCAGATCATTATAAATCATTAAAAGGACTACAATGTATTGACTGTGTTGAAGGAGTGGTAGAGGGATTAACAGGAATTGAAGCTACTGATACAGGAAATATTATTAAATATCTATGGCGTTGGAAAAATAAAGATGGGGTTGAGGATTTAAAAAAAGCTAAATGGTATTTGGAGCATTTAATTGCTCATGTAGAAAATGATGTTGAAACATTAAAAACAATGAATGACATTATATTTGAACAAAAATTTGACGAATTACATGACGAGGATTGATTTAAGAAAACCTCATTTGTGTCATGTGTGCAAAGAGAAAGGTATGTTTTATTATAAAAAATGGTGGTGTGGGCATGACAAAAATTTAAATGGAGTTTGTAATAATGACCAAAGGAAAAAAGCTACTAGAGAAAAATAAGGAAGAATGGAAAGAGCATAAATATATATTTGAAGGCTATGGTTACATTATGGTTTATAACAAATCAGAATTTCAAATTATTCATGCGTTAAGTGGTCGAACTATTACTAAAGGAGGGTTTGAGGAAATATGAAATTAATTATAGCAGCTATAATAATATCAGCAGGACTTATCATAGCTGGAAGTCTAATTGATATAGATACCATCGTTAAAATTAATAAGGAGTGTGAAATATGAAATATCAAAAATTAAAAGACCAATCTAATTTCCATTGGTATAAGTTTGATGATGGCACCAAGATACAAAGGTCTGGATTGTCTGATATCATTTTTAAACTATTTGAAGATGACCAGAGGTGGAAAATTCCAGAGATAGTTAAAGAAATAAAAATGAATGAGGAAACTGTTACTCATATTGTTAGAGGGTTATGTACTCAAGAAAAATTACAAAGAGAGGTACATGGTAATAAGAATACTATTTACTTTAAAAAAATAGGATGTTTGTTAGCTGATTTATATTATCCCAAATCTATTCTTAAAAAATTTAAAATTAAAAGTCGTAAAGTTATAAAGGCAGAACATGGTAAGGTCGTTAGTTATCCATTATCAATTAACCATCAATACACTCAAGGTAGCGTCTATTGTGAAACTGGTTAATGAGGATTAGCAGGCTTAACGAGATAATTCAGGACTGGGTTCGCTGGCATAAGGTTGATGATCACAAGCTAGGTTACCCTAGTAAAGTTAGTTATATGTCCACAGGAGGCTATTCTGCGAATGTATTTGACGATATGGTTGGCATAGCTGATAGTAATAATGTGAAAACATTAGATGCTATTATTAACTCATTACCGCTGGAGCAAAGGCAGGCTATTTACGCAAATTATCTTGGGGAAAAACAACCTATATTTTATGAGATGAAATTTGAATTGGCTATGGAAAATTTATTATCTATCGCAAGCAGGAGAATTTATGCTTAATATAAAATTAGATGAGGCAACTTTTTTAGAGTCAGTTAAGTTTCATCAAGAGAATAATATTGGAATGAGAGGTCATGCGGATGGAAGTAAGGAAGAGCAGCTCACAGGTATTATTGGGCAGAATATTATTTGTCTTTATTTGGGAAAACCATTTATGGTCGCTGAAGGTTTTGATGGTGGAGTGGATATTACTTTAAACGACACAACAATAGATATAAAAACTATGGGTAGGAATGTTTATCCAAAGCCTGATTATATTAATAATTTAATAGCAAGCCAATTAGAATATGATGTAGATAACTATTTGTTTTGTAGTTACCATAAAAAAGATAAGGTATTAACCATCTGTGGCTGGATAGA